GACAATACCGCCGATAACATCAGCCGCACCTTCCACAACCCACGTAGCAGCGTCCCAGAACCCTTCCCACAGCGCTGTTATCGTGCCGATCCCGGTATCGAACGCCCATCCGATGCCGTCCATGAGCGCTTCAACAACGGGTCCGATCAGGTCGGCTGCCTCTTGAACTGCCCATGAGATCCCCGACCAGATCACGCCCCATGCATCACCGAGAACCTGTGCGGCGGCTTCGATCCAATGGAACTTCTCTTCCAGGAGGACAAGGATCACAATGATCGCTGCGATTGCGGCAATGACAAGGACAATGGGATTGGCTGCAAGGAACAGCATGGCGGTGTTTACGGATCCGATCAGTGCCGGTAATTGAGTGAGTTCCATGATAAGCGGTCCACCTGCCGCGAGTGCCACACCTAATCCGTCAAACGGAGTAAGCAAAGTGCCGGCGCTTAAAGTGAGCTTTTCAAATTCAACTTTAAGCCCGGCGGTTGCTCCTATCCCGGCGTTGGCAACAGCGGCATACTTTTGAGTTGTACCAGCGAGTTTTTCAGAGGATACGTCGTTTTTTATAAGTTCTGCTTCGGTAATTCCGAGAGCGGTATTAAATGCAGTTGTTTTGTCTGTTCCGGCTGCCGCTGCCGTCTCCATTGCGGTGAATCCTTCATTAAGTTTGGCGAGCGCCGCCCGTCCTGTAATGCCCTTGCTTTCAAGAGTCATTAAGACGGTTATCACTTCATCCATAGACATCCCGGATGCTTGGATATTCGGAGCCATACGCCTCATTGCGGCTGAGAAATCATCAAGTCCGAGAGTGCTGTTTTTCACCATGTAAGTGAGAGAATCGGTATGTTGCCCTACCTCAATGAGGGGAATACTAAACGCATTAAGGGCGGGGATAAGTATAGAGGTTGTTTTGTCGGCAGTGTTTCCAGTCGCATCTGCGAGATCATCCATCGAACCGGCAATAGCAGCGAGATCAGAAGTAGATTGCACGCCCGCCCTTGAGAGGAGATCAAAGGTTGCTACGACTTCTGATAGGGGGGAATCGGCGCTTGCCGTTGCTATCGCAAGGTTACGTAACTCTTCAGTAGTGACCCCCATTGTAATCGCGGTGCTTCCGAGTTCGGCATTGGTTTTCATTGCGGATTCTGACAATCCGACAATAGCAAGCCCCGTCGCAGTTGTTGCCGCACCAACGGCTATAATTGCCAGCTTATTGTTTTCAATTGTGGCTGTGAATCCCTGAAACTTGCTATCAGTTTGCGTGAGTGCTGCATCCGTTTCAGCAAGCCCGGTCTTTAACCCGCTAAGGTCGGTTGTGATGGGAATGACAAGCCCGGAGATTGCATCAATGAGTCCCATTACTTAGCACCTCCCTTCGTAGCCCCTACCCATTGCATCATCGTATCGTAGATCCTCTGTGTCCGGCTCTTCCTGACATCAGGATTAACGGTGGGTTGCTGCTCCGGTTTCACCGACTTGAAGTAATCCGACGGTTTTCGCGTATTGGTAGATTTCTTAACCATTACCACAGGTATACCGTTCTGCAGGGTTGCACAAATCAGACCGATCCGTTCGTTTTCCATCTTAGTTTGCTCCCGTTGCGACTCGATCCGGGCGTTGATATACGGGACAAGTTGCCCCGGAGTGAGATCCCAGAACTCCGCCGGGGTTAACCCGCCGATCCCGTAAGCGAGGCGTTGGTATTCTTCGATGATTTCCCAGACTGTCCGGGGGTCGGATTCGGGTTTTTTCCTGCGTCATCACCCTCTTTTTTCTTGGGGTTCCATCCCGCATCGTTAAACAGGGAATTAACCTTCGTTATGAGCGCCTGAAGACCTCCATTCTCAGTGATATACTGATCGCAGAGATCCCCAGCTTCCTCAATGGTGATGTCCCGTGTATGTGAAGCGTTGATGGTTGCCCAGAGGACCGCCCGGCACCCGGTCAGGTTCTTTGCAGCTGCACCCTGTCCGAGAAGTTCCCGCATACCCCCGACGGTTTCGATCATGCACATGGCATTGAAAGAAAAAACGAGGTTATAGGATTTCCCCCCGATCTCAATGATGATACGTTTCTGTCCGCTCATCAGTCACCTTACGGGTGTGCGGTCGGTCCACCGTGTACGCGGATCCAGTAGATCTTCGGCGTCTTATTGAGTTCCGTAACCACGATTGAGACATACGTGACCTGCCCGGCGCCGACATTGATCGCAATCTCTCCAGACTGTACCGTAGTTGCCACTACCACACCCTGCACGTAGATCGTGCCGGCGGTTGCTGTCGGAGTGATCTTGATATAGGCATTATCCGAGTAGGCTTCGAGGTCATACTCGTAGACGGCTGCGGCTGCTGCCGGGGATGGCGTGAGTGCGTTGATGTCGTCATCGACCACCGTGAAGAACGTAGTAGTCAGGCCGGCTGCCCATGTGGTGCAAGGAGTGAGCCTTCCGTTTACCGTGACCTCCATATCGAGGTATGAGACCCCGTCATCCTCAACCGGAATACATTTGGCAATCTGCCCCTGCCATGAGAACGAATGGCCCCCCCCATGGAAATCCGGCGGGAAGACAATCGCCCACGTGTCCATGTCCCGGTCGTAGATATCAGCCTGTAGTGTTGCCTGTGCTATCGAACCGTTGGCTTTGACCTTGAAGGCGAGATTGTTATGATTGATCCATGTAACCAGCTTAGTCATCACGCCGCGGATGTTGTTCTGTGCCCGGGTCTCCTTTTCCGCGGCCGTCGGCCCCGGGTAAGTCGGCTCATCCATCTCCCCGATGGGGAGACCGTTCTTGAGGACCTGTACCCCAAGAGTGCTCTGTACTTCTTCAGTCATTTTCTAAAATCTCCTCATTTTTTATAATCATAGTGAATCATGAAATCCCGGTGCTCTATGTAGAGCGGGATCTCAGTGTTCTCATCCGGTACTCCGCCGGCGTCCCTGATGCTGACAATGTAGACGTTCGACGTGCCCGCTGTCAGGATAGAGTTCTTGCAGCGGTGCAGGGAATCCGCAATCAGATCTGCGAGATCCTCTTCAGGTCCGCCGGAGGTGCTTGCCCATGCTGTGCATTGTACGCGAGCGTGCGCATACCGGCCCGTACTGGTATCGTCATCACGGACCTTATCCACCCGGTCAACAGTGATCGCGGGGAATGTGGGCGATGCCGGTAGTTTCTTGCGGTATATCCGCGTACCCACAACCGCTGCCACGAAGGTATCACCCTTGAGTCGGGTGATCACGGCCAGCACAATATCACGCACTGTTCAGCGCCCCCGCATAGATGTCTCTATATTTCTCTTTGTTGGTATCCAGGGGAGGGCGGAAGTACGGGCGGGCTGCCTGATTGTAGACTCTGCCAAGTTTGTCCTTGTCGGCAAACCCGTACTCGAGACGCCGGGCATACGGGAGATCCGTACCGACGAGCATCTTTGTAGATGATTCTTTCTCGACATGAATCGAGCGCCGGAGGGTGCCCGTACGGTATGGTGAGCCCGCCTTAACATCGTTGGAATACTCTTGAGCGACGAGTTTCAGGGCGGTTTCCTGCTTTTTCTCAGCATTCTTCGCCGCATCAGAGAGCGCCTTTTTGAGTTCCCGCATGCCCTTGATCTCGACCATTAGTTCCCGCCTCCCGGAAACTTGCTGCCGAACCATCCCGCGATGAATGAGATGATAGAGGCAAGTCCTATCACTTTCCAGAAGGAATTTTCCAGAGTACGGATCCGTGTTTCGTGATCCTCTTTGCATTCCCTGAGGTCTTTCACCATCCGGTAAGTCATGCGGATGAGCTCGCCCTCGTTCTGTGGTTCGTCAGGATCGGGGGGAATCATACACCTCCGGTAGCTCCGGCTGCCGCTATCTCGCAGGTGATATGCGAGACGATTTTCTGCGCCGCTTCATAGGTTTGCTTTACCGAATTGATGTTGAATGATCCCGCAAAACCCAATTCCGTACTGATAATCGTATCACCTTCGGATACTGCCGTACCGGCTGGAAGCAAGACCCGGGGTTTACTCTCGATATACGCGATGTTCTGCCCACCGGATCCTGTGGATTCTTTAGGGCCGACAAACCGGCAAGACACGGTACTGATGATCGGAGTTCCCGGTACGGGAGAGCCGTAATCGTCGATGACTTCCTCGGTAGAATGTTCCAATGTTGCTGTATGAATTAGGAACACTGTGGGGAGAACCACCTTAGTACCCCCGGAACATGTGGTGATTACGAACGATAGCAACCCCTGACCCGCCGGCAAATTTCACATACCGAGCAATCGCAGTGTAGCCTTTGGCCTCGGCTGCTGCCGCTTCGGTTTCCCCATTCACGGAGAATGAGATATCCCCTCCGAGTGACAGGGAATTCGGACGGCTTAGTTCGTGAGCCTGCCGGCGCTTGATCTTGGCGATGGTGAACTGGATCGACGCTGTCTTGAGATCGTCATCCGATGTAGGTAATGTTGTAATTCCGCGTTCCCTAAGATGGGTTCCGATCTCGCGATCCGAAACACCGATCATATCGGTGATATCCGTGGTCGTGATGGTTCCTAATGCGATGCCGACTTCGAGCTGGACTTCGAGGTATGTGCAGTACGCCACGGTCCACCTACTCCACAATAACCCATCCTTTCTCCTGGCTATAGATCACCTGGATGGTCGCTGTGTTGACAATCGTGGCGACGTATGCGGCTGCATCGTCATACGACGCGAACGCCGTCATCTTATGATTTGTCATCTGCTAATCCACCTCCGTAAAAAAGGGGATTAGCTGGCCGGTTTGCTGCCAACCATACCGTGATAGTCAACCTGGGCGACACCGAAGTCGTGCTGGATCTTGTAGTTGATCTTGTTATACAGGAACGAGAACGTGTCCATGCCACCCCCGATGATCTCCGCATCCGGAGTGCTCCGCATAAGACGGGGTTCGGGATTGGAAGAATTGACGGTCCGGGCAACTGCCGGGCGGCCCACGTTCGGATCGGATGCAAGATACCACTGCTTGGTCTTATAGGTGTTGCTTGTCGAGATCTTGGTGATCTGGTTGTTTTCAACGACTTCGAGATTTGCAAAGGGGTTGTCGGTCGTAATATCAAACCCCTTGAGAACAGTGGTGGCACCGTAATCCACGGTGCGGACTTGAAGGGCTTTCACGACTTTCTGTGCCCTGAGTTTCAGATTGGGTGGGACAATCAGGTACCGAGGTTCAACGACAATGGTATCATCAGTTGTTGCATCAGCCATCGCATACATTGCTTCGGCTGCCACCTCAACTCCTGCCATGGTGAGCTCTTCGGTGATGAGGTTGCCGCGCCCGCTGGTGAACAGGGTGGCATCAGGACCGTTGACATCCGCGATCATGCCTGTTGCAAGATGTTCGCAGGTCCGTGCCATCTTGTCAGCAAGGAGTTTTGGGAGCTTGTTGAATCCCCCGAGAATATCGTTGACGATCATCTTGCGGGAGATCCCGACGATCTCAGCATATTCCTTGAGTTGGATGTTGTATTTGGAGTCCCCGAAGGTGCCGACATGGATACCGGTGCGTTCGTCGATTTCATGGATATACCCGCTGGAACCCTCGACTCCGATCATGGCGTGTTGGTTGAACGTGCTGCTGCGGTCTTCATAGGTCCAGAGCTTATACCCGACCGGTGCTGTTCGCCAGTCGTTCATGAGCTTGTCGAACATATTGCTGGTCAGCAAGTTCGAGAAATCCGAGGTTGTGAGAGCTTCTCCGATCATATTGGCGGCGAATTCCCCACCAAATCCACGAAGTTCTCCCAAGAACTTCAGGGCTTCACGCTTTTTGGCGATACCTGCTGCGGTTTTTAGGAACTCCGGTGTGGCGACACCACGTCCGAACACTTCCCTGCTTTTGCCTTTAGTAATCATGGTCTTTTTCCCTCCTCAGGACGAGAATGTGTCCACAAGCTGAGTGTAGACGCCCGCATCAGTCCTATAGCAACTCCCGACATACGTGAGAACGTTGGCAGCATTGCCAATCGTGAGCCCGGTCGTGAGAACCACAGTCCCGATCAGGGTAACTTCTCCTGCGATTGCATCTGCCGATGTCTGTAACCCGCCAATCAGTACGCTCTGATAGAACCGGATACGGTCATCAGCATTGAGGACGTGGAAGTACACAAGTCCCTCAATCTCGTTGCAATCCTTCGCATAGATCCGGATTGCGTTGCCGGCATCAGTGTGCGTGACATGGATTGAATCACCGGTGCTGACCTGGGATGTCGAGACATTCTTCAGCTGGACGATAACCTTCTTGGTGGTTGCCGTGTTGTTGATTTCAATACCGATCTGTGCCGCATGTTCAATGCAGACATTTTCGAGGAATGCCTCAAAGGATGAGGTCTGCACGGTCGGGTTGATCAGGATGACTTCTGCCGCTGCGTTCGCGTTGCTGATCACGACGTTGCCCTGACCCTCAAGACCGACTAGGCGCACTCCGCTGATGCTGGGCCACGTAATGAGTGCGGCTTCGGCATAGTCGCCGGGGAGCATGTAAATTGTTTTCCGGGTTGCCGATACAACAGTCATCGCCTTGGTGAGTGTCAGGTAGGGGTTTGCCCACGAGCCGTCGCCGTATGTGTCGTTACCTTTAGTGCTTACGACAGTGTAACTGGTATCAAGCGCTGCAGCGCCCGGGCCTTCAAGCTTGACTTCAATGGTTGCAGTCCCTGATGCGATTGCTTCCCACGCAATACCGCAGAAGTAGCCACCGATGGCAACGTTATTGATTCCGCTCGCGTCGTGGAAGTAGAGTTTGTCACCCTTCGCGATTGCCCCGGCGGTAGCCGTAACGCTGAGGTTCCAGAACTTGACCCTGGAGAACTCCACCACGGTTTCGAGCGAGGTTGTGTCTTCATCGGTCAGTGCGATACCGCAGATGCTTCCCACACGGCACATGTCGCCTGAGTCCGGTACTGCCGGATACGTGACCACGACCGAACGGGCGCTTCCTTCAAATTCCTGATTTATTGCCATTATCCAGTCACCTTCCCGGTGATTCCGGCCATTGCGTTGGCTTCCTGGAGCGTGGACGCCATGCCGGATTCGAGTATCTCGTCCCGGTATGCTTCCCTCTCCTTGTTCATGTCCGTGGGGGCGCCACCGCCAAACGATCCATTATCATGGATCCCGGAATGTCCGGATTCCCTGAGGATCTCGGCGATCTCTTCCTGCTTGCCCTTGATCGCTTCAGTCACGGAGACTCCGAATTTTACGGTGTCGATCGAGCCATCTTCTGCGAGCGGGACCTGCTTTATCAGGGTCTCGATGAGGTTCTTACCGGCGGTCTCGGGCAATTTGGCCTTCACGACTTCTGCCACTACGAACTCGCGGGCTTTGCCCTCTGCGAGCCGGCTCTTGAGCGTCTTGTTCTCGGTTTCAAGTACCTTCACGCGGTCGGCTGCTTCCTTGAGTTTGTTCTTCTGTTCATCGTTCAGAGCATCGATCTTCAGGGCTTCGCGTTCCTGCTTCCTGATCTCCGCTATGACTTCGGGGTCGCTTATCATGATCTCCGATAGTCTGATTGAGAGCTGTTTTGAGTCTGCCATTTTCTTCCTCTGGTTGTTCTCCTGCGATTCCTTCAGGATCTCCGCAATTGGACGCGAGTGCCCTCCGGCTCCCGGGATGGTCACAAAATCAACAGAATTGAACGGGCTCGGGAATAGTTCCTTGATGAGATATCCCTTCTTGCCGTCCGGACAAGTCGTCTCTTCGGAACTTCCCTCGACATAATGCGAGACGCCGATCTTTCCGGAGAGCCATTTAAGATCCTCACGTCGATCGGGTCGGACATCGGCAAGAGCATAGACTCCTGCACCAGTCGGGTTTTCGGGAGATTTGTCCCATCCATCAGTCTCATAGTGCCCCGCTTCCGCGAGGACAGCTGCAAGGGTGTTCACCGAGCGGGCGGGCTGGTCCTCTTCCTGCTGGCGGGTCGGGTGGTCGAAATGCATCAGCATGTTCTTCGAGTATACACCCACTTCACATGCCTTTTTGAGTTTCTCCTCGGTGTAATAACCACTCGACCCGCGCCCAGGCTGGATAATATGGAGCTCAATCGTCCCGGGTTTCGATGCAGAGCCCGCTGCTTCGCGGAACCGCATTACATCGCCGGCTATAAGCGTCGGTCGGTCAGGGATGGTAATCACCCCCGAAAATAGTACAAACTGGCTTTCTGGCTGCCATTGGTATTATTGGCGTCCAAAGGGTTTATAAATAAAAGTGTGCGCTATAGCACAGACGAGCGCTGCGCTATAGTGTCGACGGAAGAAAAAGGGGATTAATTTGCCGGCGCCTGCTCATAAATCTCATAACAACGGCACCCACCGGAACCACCGCGGCCCGGGAACCGCGGTGGTTGCATATGCCCACTTCGGTGGTATTGATTTATTGGAATTGGCCCCTCATCCTCGTTTTCCTGACATCCTTCACTGACTTGATCATCGTGACTGGTCATCCATGTTTTAACCATCCGGATTCCATCATCTTCCAATGATTGTGCGAAGAGCATATTACCTTGCTCATATGCGGATCCCGTTTCATAAATGGCAATGGATTTTGCCCGTTCCCGGCTGAACTCATCGAATTTATCAGAGATTTCTTTTGCCGTCTGGGTGTAAGACCAACCCTCATCAATCGCCTGCCGAATGATCGTTTTAATTTGGTTGGATGTGGTTGTATTGATACCTTTTATGTAATCCACGCTGCCGCCGTTCTTTAAAAACCATTCGACCGCCCTGGGATTGGCTAAATTGAACGTGGTTTTATCGGTGGGCAATATCTTTTTGAACTGTAAAGCACCCTTAATCAATCCATCCGCTTCGGTATTGACTATGGTTTTCTGGAGTTCATCGAAGGTATCCCGGCCTACTTCCTGCCAGAGCCGGTCCCAGTCATGAGTTGTCAGGAATTCGTTGGGGCGGACTTCTTCCCTTAATGCCCGGTATGATTCCGTGAACAGGAACTGGTATTTCCTGAATTCCTCAAGTGTACGGGTTTTCTGGTTGCGGAAAAAGGCGGCGAATCTGGGTTTGTGCTGCGTGGCGATCCTATCGATTTCCAACCGTTTCTGTAAGCCGATGGCAGCACGGTTGAGGCGGACGGCAGCTTCCTGGGTGATCATCGGATCATCCCGTTGGTTGTTTGTTTATTGGCGGGATGGGGGGTTTTGGAGGAGTTTGCTCCGGGGGACTGGTCTTATCAGGAGATATGTTTGTAGGTGGTGCGGCGGGTTGCGTGAGTTGCTGCGTGGCTTTCGTGAGATTGTCCAGGGTCGCTGCCATTGTGGAATCCGCATTGATCTGATCCATGATGCCCACGACCATTTCATCGATTGTCACATCATCCGGGGTCTTGATATCCAGTGACTCATAAATGGCTCGGATAACGTCCTTAGGTCGAATAACTCCCGCGAGTTTGCCGGACTGTCCGAGCGTTGCTGTGCTTACAAGACTTTGTAGGTATGTGAGTGCATCCTGCGAGCGGAGCGGGGGGAACGAAATGGTAAACTCTTCATTGCCGAGGATCTTACCGAATATCGCCCGGAACGTTTCCGCCCATGCGGTCTGGCGTTCTTCGATAAGTGGCAGGAAGTTGGTGGTGAGCTCCTGTGCTGATGCCCGGTTACCGGTCTGGGGGTTGCCCGTAAGGAGGTTTTCCGGGACTCCGGTTGAAGTAGTGAATTGCATGAGAAGTTGCCGAGCGTCACTGAGACCAACGATCTTATTACTGCCCGCGTCGATGACCTTGAAATCGTTGCCTTCTGTGGCTACCAGCCCATTGCCCATTTGCTGCGCATGGTGCCCGTGCTGTTCATGGTGCCCGTGCTGTTCATGATCGAACTGTGTTTGCAAGGCTGTTACCTGCGCTTCCCCGCCCGTCGTGGTGAGCATTGTGGAGTATTTACGGATCATCTGTACGATCGTGACGAAGTCGAGCAGGAACTGTTCATACGCACGATTCCATCGCAGCGCTGAGGTATAAGGAGATAACGCCCATTTCTGTTTCAGTTCCCGGCCCTCGCTCATCTGGTAGACCAGGATATCCGGATCGGTATCGTAGTATGTGCCGTTGATATTGACACCCCCTGCAAACTTGGTATTGAAGAGGGAGGGGTATGCTTTCTTGTGCTGCTGCCCACCAGCATCAGTCCAAGAGCGCACGTAGAACATGGGGGTATCTCCATCCTGCGGATCCATGAGCACGTCCTCGATCTCATATGAGGACCACGCCCTGATATATACCGGGTTCAACTTCCACCAGATAGCGATATAGAGATTGCCGCCTTTTTGTAATTCTTTATCCGCTTCCCCGATGGCTTGGGAGCCAAACAGTGCATTACGGTTACGAGGATCTCCCATGATCTCCTTGATGATGGTCTTGTTAGCCTCAATCTCGCTCTCGATGCTGAACAACAGGCCGAATGTGTACCTGGTCTTGATGTCGATCGAGGCTTTAATCAATGGACTGAACTGGTATGCGTAGCCTATAAGGTCCCGGTACAGGTCCACCCAGCTTTTTTCTATGGTGCGGTGCAGTTGGTATCCGCTCATTATCTGCCATTTCTGGTCAAGGATGAGACGATCGTTCCAGCTGATGTCCGCGTATCCTTCCACAAGCATACCGCCTTCTTTGAGGGTTTCGACTTCCCGGGCGAGCTTGCGGTGCTCGGAATAGAGATCGGTGTATTTCTGTCCGAGGGAATTGAGCTGCGTGCGTGCTTCGGAGAGTTGTCCCCCGGAGATACGATCGGCGATCTGTTCGGCGATGGGGGGCATCAGGACACCTTTGCACTCACCAGAATTTCGCGGAGGTGGACGGTGGGTTGCCATGCGACAAGCTTCTCGTATGAGATCTTGTCTACAATCAGGTGTACCTTGTCTTTTTCAGGGGCCTCAACTACTTCTTTTATGATCATCAGTCTCCGTATCTTATCTTCTGCGGTATCCCCGGGTAATTTGTCGATTGCCGCCCGGAGTTCCCGGGACATCTGGATGGTGGTCATCGGCGATTCCTTTTTTTCTTCTGTCTTTTTCGGTTGTGCTTTTGCCATTTTCAAATACCTTCAAATTGTGCTCAGTTTGCCATTTTGTCCGAGAGATTTCGCCCGGATTATTCACACGGGGAGATCCTCCTGAATCTGGTACACTCTCTTCCCTTTGAGGGGTTTCTTCGCAAATGTCAACATGAGGGTATCCGCCCGGTCGGGGCTGGAGATGCCCCGTTTTTTCATGTCCTCTTTGCTCTCGATGATAATCTGCCCCCGGCTGTTGATCTTATACCTGATGTTCGAAAGCTGGGAAATCAACATCGCATCGTTCTCGATGTCGATATCGCCGGTCTCAAACCGGGTCCGAAGGCCCCAGTACCATTCAGCACGGGCATTGGCGAACCGTTCGGGATCACTGGCAGCCGCACCACTCTGCATCTCTTCAGCTGGGAAACCCTGCTCTTCAACCCGGTCATAGGTGCCGGCACCTAGTCCGACTGCATCGATCTTTGCCGATGATGCCCCGGTTTCCCGAAGTGCCCGGATAACTTCCCCCGCTACTTCCATCGTGCTTGACGTTGGCATGATCTTGATGATCCGGGCGACAGGACCCTGGCGTAACATGATCACAGTCTCGTCAGACCCATACCTGGCAACATCGACACCGAGTTCCAAGGGGCGGATACGAGAGAGTTGGCGATCGACTGCTGCCTCCACTAAGTGCAGGGGAATCAGCGTATCGTTCCCGGCTTCAGGGAACCGTGCAAGAACCTTTGCCTGCCAGAGTGGCGAGGACACGGTCCATTCATGCAGCCGCTCGTGGACCCATCGCGGGGTGACAAGGAACGGGGCAGGGAGATCTCCGGTGACTTTATTCTCCCATGTGTTTTGGAGAATGTCCTGTTCACTAATGCCAAATTCCGTGAAGTTCGGCGTTTCAAAAGCAGAGATTGAGATTTTATTTGTATCCGGGCTCTTGAATGCCTTGGCAAACCGCCCGGTCGGGTTAGTCGGGTTGCCGATCATCAGTAGGCGGGCTTGTTCAGATGTCAGGACCCCATCAATTCCCTCGAAAATTCCATCTGATACTCCACTGGATTCGTCAGCCACTACAAGCAGGTAGATCTCGTGGAATCCCTGGAACCGGTCTGGATCGTAGTCCGGGGCAGTGAATCCCCATGCGAACCAGTCTTCACTTAATTTAAGTTCCTGGGTGAGGATGGTCCCACCAAGAGGGTACTTTGCTCTCTTGAAGCTCTTGCGGATCTCTTTCCAGAGGATTCCCCGGACCTGCCTATCGGTGGGTGCTGTAGTCAGGACGATGGAGGGTTTGTGAGTGTAGAGGAACCAGAGAGAGACGTCCGCTGCGGTGAATGATTTCCCGGCAGCATGGCAACTCTTGACGGCAGTGGTGCGGTTGTCCCGGACTGATTCGATGATCTCGACCTGTTTCTGCCATGGCTCGTGACCGAGCACTTCGCGGATCCACCAGATGGGATGGGTGAGTGCGCGATCTGCCAGCATGGAGGCTATATCCGGAGCGATTATTTCTTTTGCGAGCATGCCGACATCAAGTCTGTCCAGGTAATCGTTCCGCTATGTTCGACCTTATCTTTCAGTTCCCCGGTTGCTTTACCATGGAGCTCGACGGCCCCCCTCATCTCTCTGAGGGCAGAGCAGGCAGCCCGCACATCCTTGGCCTTTTTGGCGGTGTTGTAAAGGGACCCCGCCTTGCCTTTCAGGTCGGCAACCATATCGAGGAATGATTGTGCTTCTTTCTCTTCTTTGGCAGCTTTGGAGGCCGCAACCTTCTTGGCAATATGCTCGGATTCCTTGTGCCGTTTAATTGAGCCGATTGGTACGTTATATCGATCCGAAATGGTACGGTATGAGTCGTTTCCACTGGAGAGCGCCAGATCGATCTTATTCCGGTCCTTATGATTGCAGACTTTGCACTTCCGGGCCATTCAGATCGTGTCCCGCTCCAGCTGCTCGATCTCGTGCTCGATGATGCGGACGTTCTCTTGCTTTTCCGCGATGATTGCCATGAGGTTGTCCCGGCTCTCTTTAAGTTTCCGGAGCCGGCGGGTACCTTTGGCATCTGCCAGAGTTGGTCCGGGTGTGAGTGCCATAACACCACCAACCGGGTGCTGTGAGCCGGCACGGTGGTTCCCTGTCTTAGGAGCGATATTCTGGGTCATTTATCTACAAGGAATAAGAGGTCGAAATCATAATGGAACCGTTCTACCAGGGTATTTGCATTGATTCACTTTTGGATACCGTGCTATTGTGCTCCTTCATCTGACAAGGTGAGACCCCCGCCGGGTAGTGGTCCCGGATAGTGCATCCCTAAAAAGGGCAGGGGGTGGTTGTTCATCTTTCTATGCCGGTATGAGTGAAACACACTCCACCGTACAGGCACGTCCATCTGTGTTGAATGATTTTTTCGCGCCATCGAACGAATCAACGACTGTGAATTCCGGGAAGAATGCGTGGGCGTCATAGTGACTGGTGCCAGCCACATACGAATATGTGTGCGTGACCTGCGCGTATCCCTTGGCAATCGGAACTTCTTGAATCGGAGATCCATCCATCCAGTCAATATTAACCTGTTTGCACCGGTGCACTCCTTGGTCCCCCGCGCCGGTATCGAGATTGAATACGGCGATAGTCCCCGACTGGATTCTTTGATTTGTCGGAGTAACGGAGAAATCGGGTTGCCATCCCGAAGACGCGCCGGGTACTACTGTCGGCGCGGAAACGGTCACGGGAGCTGGTATGGACGTTGGCGGAGTCGGTGTGGTTGCAACAGCCGTTGTCCCTTTCATTACGGTATTAAGCACGACAAGCAATGCCGAGATAATCACCGTTACGCTCGGAGCGCCTCCGGGCATCATCGTTTCAATCTGCGTAAATATCTGGTCGAGTCCCGGAAGTGCTCCCGCTGCCAGATACAGGACAACCGAAGCGAGTGCGCCTATCCCCATTGTTGGAAGGAACTTTTCCCACGAAAACGGTTCTCCTGCTGTCATCTTCCGGTAGACAAACATGCCACCGGCAAACAAACCGAACGCGATAACGATGGTCGGCATGATTATAGTTTGAATATCAAAAGTCATTTTGGTGTACACCTGCCCGTCTGTGCGAGCAATACAAAGAATAGCGAAGAGACTACCTTATGCTTTTAGATAGTGGTAGAAAGGGGAGATAGTGCAGATAGTTGAGATAGTAGATTAATGCACGCGGGTTCGTGCTCCGAGGTGCACCGGTTGTTTGTCCCGATCTGTTCCTGCCCGTGCCTGTTCTTCCGTCTTCTCATCCTGGAGCATCTGCACGCAGATCGGGCACGTGCCCGGGAGATCCGGAGACCAGTTAGGGCGGGGGATGAATAACCACCCGTGTTTTTTGCTTTTGGTGTTGGGGCAGAGCGTCCGGTTGGTGCGGAAATAATGAACCGTGTCCATCTTCTTCGTGCGCCCCCAGGTGCCGGGTTTCTGTTCAGTTGTCAGGATATCACTCTCCTCAGTCGCCATTGCGTTGCCGGCTTGTCGGTGCTGCCGTTGCTGTCCAGGAGCAGTGCGGTCCGCTCCGGTCGCTGTGCAAATGCTTCCTGGATCATCATCACGACCAGCGGCCAGTTGCGGATCATGGGAACCAGGGGGTTGAGCGGGACGCTCTCTTCCCGGGCGGAGTCTTTTATATCAGGTTCGGGTTTATCTATTCGAGATTGCTCTGTTGATGAGAAATCATCAAGGGTGATCAATTTCCCGCCTTCTTTTCCCCACGCTTCGCAATAATTGGCCTCGCTTTTTCCGGTAGTTCTCCCCATTTCCCGGACCATTCGCCTTTGAGACAGATATCGCGGATTACCTTGTCGAGATGGCGATAGGTGGTGGTGAGCCCGAACCATGCGCAGCTCTCCCATTCGAATAACTGCGCGGGCATGGGGGTGTTGTCGCTGGGATTGAGTTCGGCGACCCGTACGAGCTTGTTGCGGCGGATCCGGAAGATGTCTTCGAGCAGGTCCATGGCTGCATGGATATCGGCATCTTCGGACCATGTTATAGGGTCTGGGCCGGCCTCTTCTTTAATCTGGTCGAGGAGCGTTTTGATCTCCGTCAGGAAATTGGCGGGTGGTGAGGTGAGCGTGGCGATCTCTTTTTCCCGTCGGCGGAATTCGCGGAGATCGTCAGTGGTGAGGGTCATCACGCACCCGCCTTGCTTGCCCGGACGAATCGCGGCACGAGCCCGATCGCTTTCAGGAACTCCTCCGGGCTGTGCCTTCCAACGCAGCGGTAGTACGTCCGTTCGGGACCGTCGTCCACTTTGACCGTGGCGGCGGCGCCTTTTTCCAGAGCCTTCACCCGGGGCATGAAGGGGATCTTCGCGCCGCAGACGATGCAGGTGAGGGGGTCGGGTTTCATGATGGGATCTCCAATGGGCACCCGCCACGAGGATATGGTTGTGTTCGGTCGGAATTGCCTTTTATTTTAAATCTTTTATGTATGGATTTGATGAAATTCCCTGTGTGTTGGAGCGCCTTCTCGATATCATTTATTTCAATACATGCTGTATATCCACACCGTTTTGCACCGCAGCCACTCATGAGATCGCCACCCGGATAACTGTAAAAAGATCGCCCGCTCGTACTAGCTCCTCACAATCCTTCCTCAGGAGTGCGAGTGCATCCTTTCTGGCGTAAGGTTGTAGGAATTTCTCGCGGTCTATTTTGGTACTGTCCGGGACAAAGCAGTAGACGCACCCATGCGGGCAGCCGCGATACAGGGAGACCGCGAGCGGGGCATACTCCAGCGCACGGCCCCGGGGCGCGTAGATGATTCTCACTCTGCCGTCGCCCCCTCTTCTGTATCGACTTCGAGTCTAGGAGCGATCAGGAACGTTGCCTCGATACCTTCAAGACTGAAATCAAACCGGACCGGGCGGTCCTGTGTCAGGTATATTGTGATTGTCCCGGCGCCTTTCATTACTTTGGCAGTATCTTTGAGATAATCCAAACTGAACAACGATGAAACGGTTTTCTGGTGCGATGCTTTGCCGTCTGGGACCACTCCATCGATCTTTCTCATCAACTGGTTGTTATCTCCTTCAACTATGAGCTTGAGCGAAGTATCGGTGATGGAGAGGCTGACCTCATCTCCAATCTTTCCCATGGCGCTGATGGTCTCGGAGTATTTCTCCGGGTCGATCTCAAGACCTACCATAGGGGTAAGGTGGGGTACGTTCGGGCGCTTCCGTATAGTAGAGGGATCCAAGGGTGAGAGCGTATAGATATACGAGCCGTCGGTCATTACGATCTGACCGTTTTTCCTGCTGATAGTGATCTCATCGCCTTTCATGATTGCGATCGCGGCTTTCCATTTCGTCACGTCCATACCGATCTTTTCAGGTTCTACCTTGAATTCATCGAACTGTCCTTTGGGCAGCCTGAACTGGATCATAGCGACGTTCGCAGTGTCAACTGCTGCGGTGTTTACTCCGTCCTCAGTGATCATCAGCCTGCACTCTGGGACCAGGGCTGCTGCGATATCGCAGAGAGCCGTGAGTTTTTTATGGGTAATTTTCATCATGGGATTTTACTCTCCTTTTTCGATTTCTTTTTCACCGGCGCCGGTTTCTCCGGTTTTGGGATCCTGTGAGGGCATCCATCCATCGCAGTCTCTGCCATGAGCCGGGATGCAGAATACTCGCCACCTTTGAACATCAGGTCCGGTAATCGCGGGCAGGTTTCTTCGAAAGATTTCCTGCCCCGGTGATGCCCGCAGTTAGTGCAGCAGTCTTCGCGCGTGTCTCCGGCCGGTTGTTTCCCGATATCGTCAGGAAAATCGTCCAAGGTGGCCTGCCGGTATTCCAGTTTCCTTTTCTTTTTCCCCGGCGGGCTTTTTCTCTTTCTGTGCCGGCTTCCTAGAGAGGGTTTTCTCCTTTTGTCCTGCTTTTGCGATACTCGAGACAGGTTTTTCTGGCACAACTGGGTCAACTTCGGTAGCGTCTTCGCGGGGATCCGCCAGAGCGGGCAGCCTGCAGAGCCATGCAGACTCTTGAGTGGCACGCGGAGGACTGGGCATCTATCGTCATCAGTATTCGGAGCACCACGATCCTTGCCGTCGGGACAGATGCCTGTGGTGCAGAGACCCCGATAAATATCATCTCCACATTCCAGCCGTGATTTGACGATCCCGGTTAAGAGCCGAATGAGATCCTCTTGTTGTGGGTTGCCTAGCACGTTGCAAGGACAGCCCCCCTGACTCTTGAGGTCGTTTCCAGTAAAGGCGCACTTCCGTTCCTTTTTCAACTTGTACGGACATATGTCCGGGCAATTCTTCGGGCCCGGCCTCTGGGCATCATACGGACTGTTGTTGAGTTGCCCGCTGATGTGGCGGATGAACTGCTCCGGAGGCATCTTCTTGACGCAACACGACATGCTGCCTGGCGTCCCATGCGTGACGGCGCACCTCTGCGGTGAGTCCGGGTATTTCGGGTCCCGCTGGAGATCTTCACAATTCCGTTCCCGGCAGACCTTGATGCCGAACTTCTTTTCTTCTTTCGGGGCGGGTGCACTGCAGCAGGAGCTCATGATGCACCCCTGACATTTGTCACGATCTTGAGCGTCAGGTCCGGGTATCGCTTATCCCAGAGTTTCCATTTGATCTTGAAGATTTCCGTCATGAACCGTCCCTTCACATCCTCGATCTCCTCGTGCCCGTCCGCATAGACGACACGGAAGTCCGCAACGTAATAGATCGCCCGGATCAGTTTCTCGTTCTTCCGGAAGGCTTCCTGGAGGAGATACTTCGGCTGCATCTCGAACTCCGTCACGATGCCGGCTTGCTTCAGCCGTTTGAGCTCGATGTACCGCAGCGCCTCTTTCTGGCTGCTGAAAGGAATGTTGTCAACAACCGTGCCTTTATTACCATACTTGCTCTTTCGGAGGGCTTTCATGGCAGCGCCTTTTACGGTTATATGTGACATCACATGCCCTCCCGCTTCGCCATCAGTATCTGCGCTATCTCTGCCCCGGCGGGTGAGAAGCAGATCTCCAGCCGGTCGTCTTCTTGCAGGAGCCGTACTTCCTTGAGCCGAACTATAGCATCCGCTACGTCGGCCGGGGGTATCGGGTCATGTGCACGCAGCAGCAGGCTCGCGATGTCCGCTTTCCCGACCCTTCCCTTGAAGCGCCGTTTTGCCCACACCGCCCAGGCTGCCAGGAAGACCTTGGTCGGGTTTTCCTCCACGTTCAGCATGTCCCGGAACGTCCGGATGATGTCTCCGAGTTCGCTGCTTTCCAGCGCTTCGATCGCGTCCCGCAGTTCCCGGAGTTTCAGATCTTCCGGAGTGGGGGCGGCTGCGGGGATCTTGTCCGCAATGGTCCGGAGGGCGTCGACGAACTGCCCGGACATCTGGCTAAGTGCCTGCAGGAAGTCGTGGCCGCCCGTGTCGATGATGAGCGGATGGTGCAGGGCACTATAGTATTTCTGGATGAATTCCCAGAAGATGCCGGGGGTCTTATGGATCCTCGACAGGAGGTTGACCAGCGTCGATTTCATGTTGAGCGCTGCAACCCCCTGGGCGTGGTTGTGGATGGTGAACTCGACCCGCATGGTGTTGTTGCTTTCGTAGATCTTGAGCCCGGGGGTGTTCTCGTTCGGGCAGGTGAGCGTAAAATACCCGTTCCGGCTGTCCTTAGTAGTGCTGGACCGGATCGCCGCGATGGTTTCGGGGTGCCGAATTACTACAGTGAGCTCTTCCCCGGTGAGGTTCTGTGGGTTCCTGATGCGATTCACCAGGGAGTCGATATCGGCATACGACCCGGTGAACGTTTCCCGGATCCACGCTGCGATATCGGACATATCCCCGGGGTCGTCGCTGGAGAATGTGACAGTCTCGTGACCTACCTGCAGGGCAATGTGCCTGCCCGGGACCCGGATATACATGAGACCCCGTACGTGCCGCACTTCCCATTTCTCCGTGCTGGCTTTTTCATTGAGCAGGTCCCGGAATTTTCGGTCAACGAGCACGAACTGGATGAAGTCCCGCTCGAATTCTGCGTACGATAACGGACATAATGATGATGCTTCGTCCTTGCAGGCACCCGATTCAGCGTCAAACTGGGGGGCTTTTGGGGGATGACCATACCCTTCTGCACCCCGTTTCGAAATCCGGTGCCGCTGCTTCGAGTTCTTCGGTTTTGCATGTCCGCTATTATGTCCGCTATTTTCTGAAATGTCCGCTATTTTCTCGCCTGACGGGTCAAAATGTCCGCTATTAATAGCGGACATGTCCGCTATTGTATGTCCGCTATTTCCTGCGATGTCCGCAATCGCTGTAATAGATGATGATGATGCAGCCGCCTTCTTCTCCTCCTCCTCCACCAATGAATAGAGGATCCTGCGACCGTTCCTGGTTGCGATGACCTCTTTATTTATGATGAGGTCCGCAATGGTCCTGCGGATGTGCCGGTCGGTGCAGTGGAGATCGCGGGCGAGCTCCGCAGATGTTTGTGGTTGCGCCTGGAGTGCCTGCATAATGTCAGCCCCGAGCAAGCTCCGCCCCGCGTGTTGTGGTGGTCACAGCCTGCAATCGAATAGCCCGGTGGTGCCAGTGTACCTGTACCGGCAATTCATAGATGTCCCTGACACCATACTGCCGGGTCTCAGCTCGCAGGTCGGACGCCCGCTCAATGAGCCGCTTACGTTTGCCCATCGGGATCACGCTCGCGCCAGTAGTGCCGTTTGTCCTGGCTGCTCCGGTATCAACCCGCTCACTGCAAGAATCGACTCTCGCCACCGAATCCGGATCTCCCGGTGTTTGCTTGTCGCCTCAAAAACATACTCCTCTCCGAACGGTCGCCCTTTTTCTGTGAGCCGCCAGAGCCCACCTTCCGGCACTTGATAGCCTTTATTATACAGATAGTGGTTGATGTTGCGAGCCGATAGATCACAGCCGCACCGTTCGGCTATCGCGGTTGGTGTGAGCCATCCAGTCTCACCATATTGGACCGGGGGTTGTAATGCTGGCACGTAATCTTTCAGACCGCACCGCTCCAGTGCGATTGCCTGAAACGCAGTGACATCCCGCCCGGTTGCCTCTGCCAGCATTTTCGCAGTACCGAGTTCAGACTTTATCATGCGGTCCGGGTTCTCTGCAGGTACTTGCACGATCTCCTTTTTCCGGTACTTCTGGATCAGTTCCGGTACCCATCGCTGGAAACGGATCATGGCAGCCCGGGCCTCTTTGTTCTTAAGTCGGTCTGCACTGATCTTTCCCATGAGTAAATAGAGACCGCGTTCGTTCACACAGCGCCACTCGTCGGGGGATGTAATATCCCCGACGGCCACAGACAATGTAAACCCCTCAAATACTTCCGGGTGGCGGTCAATGAGCTTTCCCGGAGTGGTGCGGTCGATTCCCCATGCCAGGGCAAGATCGTCAATGCGGAACCAAACCTCTTCTTTCCGTTCCATCGTCCGGATCTGACTTCCCTCGAAAAGGGGGATTATATCGAGAGAGGTCACGATCCCACCCCCTCTGCAACTACCTGCAGGTTGTTTCGTGGCATCCACTCCAGGCCGTTGTCAAACCGCACGAGCACTTCCGGCTGGTTGGATGGGGAGCGTTCGATAACCCCGATTCCGGACATGATTTTGACACCTCCGATCTGCTTGACGCGGGTGCCTTTCTTGAGATCTCCCCGGCACAGGGGGCGATCCGTCGGTAACGTGATCTTGTCCGCCCCCTCGATCTCGATCGGCTTTACTACCGTGGTAACTTTATGAGGATCTGCAGGGCCATGACCGGGGGAGTGAAGTAGCGGCTCCGCTACCTTGACTCCATTGCTTGAAGCAATCGCTTTACTTGATGGCTTGGCTTCATGGCTGATTCGAGACGGGCAGGTTTTCACATGCTTGTGGAGTCCACGGGGATCGCACATTTTCTTACAGTGCGGGCATGGGACTTTGTCGCCTTTCAGAGCCCATTTGTTTAATTTTTTCAACGGTGATTCTTTCTTTTTCGGTTCCGGTTTCTTCTCAGCCATGACCGTTGCCTCCTTCTTGATGGGGGGGATCTCTGCGGGTAAACCATCGGCGGGTTTACTAACCGGGGCTGCATTTTCCCGCACGTTCGAAAACATCCTGCGCACTGCAGCAGATGTCCGTGCTGATTTTGGGAACCGCTCGCGATACTGTTCCCATGCCTCTTTTTCATCCGTGCAATCGCGGATGGCGATCTTTTCTTCTGGAGACCAGATCGCGTTCTTGAAATTCACCTCAATTCCTTTGCGGGGCACTTTCCCCAGCACCGTGTCTGATAGTTGCATTCCCATGATCAGCCGCTGTAATTCGACCGGGGTCGCCCCGGTTATCTGAATGTTAATTTCCATGTCACATACTCCCCCGGAGTGCGTCCATGTGCATCCGGTACATGTTCTCATAACTTTTCAGCGCGATCGGGTCCACCTGGGACTCTACGCACCGCATCTGCACCACGAAGACCTCTTCCAGTGGATTCAGCGGCCGTTTATTGATGATCTCCCAGAGCCGGGCATATTCCTCCCCGGTATATCCCCCTTCACGCTTTGCGGATGCTCCTGTCATTTCACCGAGAGATTGTTCGTAAACGTCGAGGATCTCGACCTTCGCAAAATAAAGATCGTAAAAATTGAGTTTGCACTGGTGGACGCTGCCGGCTTTTGCCCGGGCTTTAGACCACGACCTGCGGGTCTCGGTCTTCCGGATCGCCTGGCCTTCGCAGACGATCGGGAAGACATGATAGGGTTTGAAGAGGAGCATCACATCCACCCCGGAACGTCCGGCAGATGCTTGGCGATATCGGATGCCTTCCTTGCCTCACATGCAACGTTGCGGTAGAGGTACCGGCGCATAT